CGACCGTGTACCCGTGGGGGCCACGCCGAACCCGGGCACGACGACGCGCCTCAAGCAACGCAGCAACATCCAGGGGCGAGAACTCCGCCTCACGGATCGTCACCGAGCTAACCAGACGGTCACCGTCATACTCGTAAGTCGTCACCTCGGCCGGTTCCCAACCAGACAGCCGGCGCGGTGAGACACCTATCTCGAGGGCTAGTTCCGCTTCTTCCTGGAACCGGCCCCCGAGGAAACTTTTCCCAGTGTGAGAATCCTCGCCGCTGGACCCTGCTGGTTCAGACCCCACAGTTTCAGGGCGATGGTCTCCCGCCACGGGGAATCCAGCAGCCCGTACAGTTCCACCCACTCCGGAGCAGTCGGGTGCTCACCGGCCACGGTCAACTTGTCGACCGGGTACGAACCAGCCGCAGCGTCGAGGTTGTAGCCCAGATTCGAGTCAAGCTGCGCACCCTTACGGGGCGGGTTGATCGCGGTGATCGCGGACCACTCCGCACCCAGCAGTTTCGTGAACGTCAGCGCAACCATCTCGCCGCCAACAACCACGTTCGCCGAGTCAGTGACGGGCGTAGCCGCCTCCGCCCGGGCCTTCTCAATCAGATCCTGAATGCTCATGTTCTCCACCTGTCTCCACCGTGGAGGGAACCGGGCTGGATGGACGGTGGAGGAACCACCCAGCCCGGGGCTCGTTACGCAGCGATCGCGACGTCGTCCTCAGTGATGTCGATCACGAACAGCGTCTGCGTCAGGGTCTGCACACCGTTCTCAACGGGCGAGTCCTTACGCTGCTTGCCACACTCAACGGTGATGACATCGACAACCTGCGCCGCCGCCCAAACCGTCGAGTTCGGAAGCGAGTAGCGGAGAGTCAGGTGACCCTTCGTGCCCTGAATGAGCGTCGCCGCAGCCACATCCGCGTCGTCACCGAACACGTACTGCACCTCGACGGTCTCCGTGATCTTGCCGGGACGCTCAAGGATCTGCTTCAGCGTCAGCCGCGGGTCTTCGATCCGGGCCTCGTTGATCGTGCGCGTGAGCGTCTTCAGCGAGTACGTCAGGTCGACGCCCGCAATGAGGTCCGCCGCGGACTTCGGGTCGTCGGCCTCCGCAGTCCATGTGATGCGAAGGTTGTCGTCCCAGTTCACGGACTGGGGAACGTCCTCAAGAGCCATGTCAGTTCTCCTCTGTCTTGTCGCCCGTGGGCGGCTCAATGGACACGGATGTGTCCGGTGTCTCCGCCACGGGGCGGAAGGTCTGTGAAAGCGCCACCATCCAGCGACGCCAATGCGCTTCGGTCACCGTCACCCGGTTCCCGTTCGCGTCCTCGAGCACGATGTGGCCCGGTGCGGTCGGTTTCGCCGGCTGCTTTCGCTTCGCCATGCGGACCCCCTTAACTGGAGAAGCCCCCGCACACGGCGAGGGCTTCGTGGAATGGAACCGGTCAAGCAGGATCAGCGGACCAACCCACCTCAACCACGGCATAGATCACCGGGGGCAGCGGGTCCATCGACACCTGAATGGGCAGCGGAGACGAGAACCAGACAGGCTTCGACACCTCACCCGCAACCGTCAACGTGATACCGCGACCGTCCGGGACCAACTTCGCCTCAAGCAGATCCAGAAGAACCTGCACCTGATCCGCCGACTCCCCAACAATGTGCCCGGTATAGCGGGGGTTCTTACGCACACGCGGACCCGTAACCCCGGTCTGCGCGTTCTCACCCTGCGCCGGATGCCAAACGATGTACGGCGCCGCCGGTTTCGTCGTACTCCCCGGGACCACCGCAACACTGATGAACGTCTTAGACGCGAACGCGGTAATCTCCTGCGTCTTCGCCTTGAGAGCGTCCGTGTGCTTCTTAGACATCAGAGACCCGCCTTCTTGTGCGCGTCATCGACGGCCTTCTCTATCCCAGAAACAAAGTCGGCCTCCTCCTCATGGAGGGTCGTGACGAGCTCACTACCGGGAGTCAGCGCGTTCGGAGAATTGGGGGCGCCATACTCCACAAGGTTGCCGAGCTGGCCCACATCCTTGTCCTTGTTGTAACCAATCTCAGACTGGACAACCTCGGCCCCGAACCCCTTGAAATGCTTCACGTCAAAGTCGATCGCAGCCGCCGCCTGCTTGAAGTGCCGACGCCGGCCGACCTTCCGCGCCGCACCACGCTTGATACGCACCGACGTGAACTTGATCGCAGACTCAAGGAACGGCCCAATGTTCTTCGGAACCGACTCAAGATCCGCCGCGAGACGGTCCAGATCATCGAAATTGAACGTGATCCCATCCGCCATCAGGTGACCCGCTCAACCGGATACCGTGACGCAGTAACCTGCCCCGCCTGCGCCTCACCCTTAGTGCGGAACACCCGCCCAACAAGCGACGCATCCGCAGTGGACGCAGTCACCCGCCACAGCACATTCACAACCACATTCGGCGTCGAACCCACCGCAACATGAACCTGGACATCCTGAACGGCAGGGACTTGTGACCCCTGCTCCCGTTCAGAAACCGTCAGAGTCGGATACTTCACCCGACCCGAAACGGCCGCATAGACAGTCACCTCTGTATCGGTGTACAGCCCATCAGCATCCGGCCCAGTACGCGTGATCGTGTACGCCTTCAACGTCTCCGTGAACCGCGCCTCAGCCTGCGCCCGACCCATACCGAGCGCCCCGCTAAGGACGCTCACCGGGTCTCCACCACCGTCACATCACCACGACCGAACTGACGACGGATAAGAGCCTGCTGCGGCTCCGGAAGCACCATCCCCGACCCGGTGCCACCATCAGCGAACGCGGCCCGGAAGTCGTCAAGCGCGACGGACGACAGCCCGCCGAACGTGAGCCCCGTTCCCGTCTCAACCGCAAGGATCGCCTGCGACACAAGAACAGCGGAGAACGACACCAGCACAGGCGGCGCCGTAGCAACACCCCACGTGAACGTCACATCCACCGCGTCATCACACGACACGGTGATGTATCCGGGCCGGTACGTGTAATCCACCGCCACCGCATCACGCTCAACCGCATCCACAGACACGACCGGATACTGAGGCAGATCAACCCGCCCAGCATCCGGCCATGCCGTGAACGTCGACTGAGTCGTCGGGTAAACGTCCTGCCCGATAACCGACCGAAGGTACGCGGAAGCGTCCACCAACAGTGTGGTGACCCACTCATCCTCCGCACTCGAAAAAGTACGGTTCAGACGAGCGGCGACAGCGTCAGAGTTGGTGAACGCAACCACGATTACCCCCTAGATGACTTACGCGGTGGCGTCGAACTCGACCACGGCAAGAGCGGTCGGACGGACCACCTTCGCGCCGTAGACGTGCAGGCCCTTGAGGCCATCAGCGAACCGCTTCTCGAGACGGAACGCCTCGACGGAAACGATCTGCTCCGCGAACGTGGTCGCCATGTTGTGACCGGCGATCGCGATACCACCCGTCGCAGCCACGTCAGTGACAGCGGGGAGGTTGTTCGACTTGTAGAGCTGGAGGCCGGCGATCGAACCGATGTAACCGTTCGCACGCGCAAGCGGCGCAGCCTGGTCACCCGGGGTGATGAACGTCGGGAGCTTCAGCAGACGACCGTGCAGCGACGGCGACACGACAGCCCAACGGCCCTCCTCGGGAACGTTGTCGACGTCGAGCGTGACCGCAAGGTCAACGAACGTGTCGTACAGGTTCTGCGCGGTCGTGTGGATCGCGACAGTGCCGAGGTCGTTCGCGGTGCCCTGGATCGCAGTGTTCATCGCGGCGAGCAGGAAGGCGTCCGCAGTGTCACGGAGCTGGTAGGTGGCGTTGTCGAGTGCCTGGTTCAGCACCGCACCACCGTTGACCGACTGTGCACGCTCGATGTCGTCGAGCTCGAACGCGAAGTACTTCGACTGGTCGATGAGGAGCGCGCGCGTGGCGTCGTCGATGTCCTCAACGGTGATGTCGGTGTGCTTCGTGTAGGTGCCGATCGTCACGTCATTGATCGAGGTGATGTTCACCTGATCGCCGGCACGCTTGATCTCGCCCTCGTAGTCACGGTTGACGAGCTGACCCGCGACGGCCTTCTTGCGAAGGGCGACGAGGATCTTCGGAGTCCAAATCTCCGGGATGAAGTTGGCGATAGCCATTTCAGCCTCTTTCTAGGTAGGTGCCCTAACGGCCCAGGAGCGCGTCGAGTTGGCCCGCTGCTTCAGCGGCTACGACCTGTTCCGGGGTGAGGGACTTGATGTCTTCACGAGTGAGTTGCTGAGGCCGCGTCGCCTTGCCCTTGGTCCCCTGATCTGCGGTCCCGCCGAACTTCTTCGAGTCGACGGGCTTCAGTTCCGGGTACTGGGAGAGGGCGGATTCGATCGCGTCCGTCACGGACTGCGGGTCGACCTCACCGTTCACATCGACGTCAATCTCTGACTGGTCGATGACCTTCAGTGCGAGAGCAGGGTTATTGACCTTGCCCGCGAGTGCGGCCTTGAGTTCGGCCTGAACGAGTCGCTGGTTGAAAGCCGTCTGGGCTTCTTCCCGCGCTTCTCGTCGCGCCTGCTCGAGAGCCTGTTCAGCAGGTTCCTTGTCTGCGTCCGCACGGGCCGCTTCAAGAGCAGAGAGCTTCCTCGCTGCTTCTCGGTGCGCCTTCCGTTCGGCCGCAAGAGCCCTTTTCAGTCCTGCGGTGGGATCTTCCGTTTCCGCACCCTCTTCTTCACCGGAGGTGTCGGAGGTGGTGGTGGTGTCGGATTCGTCGACCGCGTTCTGTTCCGTGTCCGTCGTCTCAACGGATTCGCTTTCTGGCATGTTGGAATCACTCCTGTTGGGATGGGATAGAAAAAGGAGCCCCGTCACGGGACTCCTTGCCACCCCATGCGGGGTGATTCACCGCATCACGCGGGAAGTTGTTAGTAGAGGTAGCCGTACCGCTCAAGCAGTTCGACGGCACGCTCAGGCGTTGACGCCATCGACATGATCTGCTCAGGCATGAGCCGCAGGGTTTGAGTGCGCCGGTACCGCTGGTCGCCGGTCTTGTACAGGTCGTTCTGCGCCCTCGCCCACGACGACCGCGCCGACGTCCCCTCCGGGGTCGCGTAGACCGTCAGAGGCGTCCCGTCCGCGCGGCGACCGATGACCGTGGGTTGCAGACTCGCCCGCGAGTACGACCCATCAGGACGTTTCGTAGACGTCAACGCACCGCGGCGGGCATTGACCACCTTGACGGGGTCAGCCCCAGCCCTGATCGCCTCCGCACCCGCCTTCGTGAACACGCGCTCCTGCTCCGCAGAAGTCAGCGACTCGAAGTAGTCCGAAGGGGACGCGTAGAACCCGTCAGGCGGGGTGTCGTCCACGATCGGCA